GGCTACACCAACCGCAGCGGCGTTGGCCTCGTCAACGGCCAGAGCGTGTTCACGTCCGAAACCGCGGCGACGGCCGCACCCGCCTAAAAGGAGCAGCCATGCGCTATGAGTTCGTGGACAGGAACGGCGTGCAGTTCGTGCGCATCATCTTTGGCGCTGTCGTGATCGAGCGCGAAGCCACCGAGCGGGATCACGCCGAGGCCGCGGCCGCCACCGCGGCCGAGGACTCGCTGGCGGCGGCGTTGGCGCAGGAAACCAAGGAGCGGGTCGAGCGTGAAAATGCGAACGAACGACGCGCGCTCGGTGACGAGCCGGCCGCCGCCGATCCGGTGGGGCAAAAGGCGCTCGAAAAGGAGTTCGACAAGCAGCTTGCGCACGAGCTTGGCGAGGACGCCGACAACGGCAAGAAGAAGAGCCACAAGAAGGCCGCCGAGTAACGCTGACCCGCGCCTGCTCAAGCAAGCGCTCACCGCGCAGTTACTGCGCAAGCGAGGTACGTGATGGGTGCATCAATGGGTGGGCAGGCCCCCGACTACGGGCAGCAGATGATGGGCGGTGGTGGCGGCAAGGGCGGCGCGCCGCAGCCACCGCAGTACGGCGGCCAATTCCAGAACATGCAGAACCTGATGCAGAACGAGGCGCAGGCCGCGCAGGCGCAGCAGAACGGGCAGCAATCGTTCGCGCCGGGCTCGCTGGGTGGCGGTGATCCCGCGGCGATGCAGGATCAGATGCGACAGGCGATGCAGAACCAGAACTTCGGCCAGCAGGCCGGCGCGATGGGTGCGCAGAGCGCGATGGCGCCGGGCAGTGCGCTGGCGCCGGGCAGCGGGGTGATCGGCAACCTGCCCGCGCAGCAAGGCATGCAGAACCAGCTTGCGGCGCAGCAGGCCGCGATGGGCAAGATGGCGTTGCCGCCCGGCGGCGGTGGCGGCATGGGTATGACGCCCGGCGAGCAAGGCATGTTGAACGCGCAGCGCCAGAACGCCGCCGGCGGCGCCAACCAGCAGGCGCTGGCGAAGCAGTCGGCGAAGCCGATGCAGAAGCCGATGCCTGCTGCCGCACCGGCGCCCTCAGGCGTCATGGGGGTGCGGCAGGACGCGCAGCAGCAGGCGAAGCTGCAACGGCAGGCGCTGAAAGCACAAGCGCTGCGCGGGGGCTGACATGGGCGCGATGTTCGGCGGCGGCAACGGCGGCGGCTATCAGGGGCCGCAGTACGGCCAGCAGCAACCACCGCAGCAGTACGGGCAGGGGCCGTACAACCAGCAAGCCACGATGCAGAACGCGCAGCAGCAGCAGGCCGCGATGATGCAAGGCTTCGGCGGCCAGCAGCAACAGCCGACAGGTAAAGGCGGCAGCTTCAACGCGCCCAACTACCAGCAACTGGCCGGCTTCGCGGGCGGCCCGCCACCGGGCGCGAACGGTGCGCCGCCGGGCGCGAACGGTGCGCCGCCGCAAGGCCAGCCGCCGGGCGCGAGCCCACCGGGGCAACCGGGTCAGCCGGCGTGGCTGGCCGCGGCGCAGCAGGCCGCGCAGCGGGCCGGCATGCAGCAAAGCGACTACCAGCGCAATCTGGCGACGACGCGCGGCGACGGCATGAGCGGACAGAACTTTTCCGACGTGATGGCGATTCGCAACAACATGGATCAGAACGGCGACGTGCGGGCACGGCTGGCGCAGTCGCTCGGCGATCCCGATGCCGCGAGCGCCACCGGCTACGGTCAGAAGTCGGCGCAGGCGATCAACAACTACGGCGCCGGGGGCGCGTACTACGATCCCCAGCAGTCGATCGTGGCCGCGCGGCAGGCGGCGATCAACGTGCGCAAAAAGGCACTACGCGGCGGCTGAACGCCGGCGCGGCTTTAAAGGCAGTTCCTACAACCCCGTTTACCTAGCTAGGGAGTCAGACGATGGAAACGTATGACGGTGATCCGCAGGATTTTTCGCCCGGCGACAATCGCAAGGGTGACGAGCATCTGGCCGTGCGCTTCTTCCGCAAGGCCGCCCGCGACGACGCGGCCAGCGCCGAGGCCGGCGTGATGCGCTTTAAAGAAGTCGAAATGATCCAGATTATGGTGCCGGGCGACCGCGACAACATCGTGGTGCGGCCGGCGGGCGCGGGTGACCTGCGCCGCTTCGGCAAGCAGTACGAGGATTGGAAGCGCAACGAAACCAGCGAGCAGTTGAACGGCACGCCGCTGGAAATGTGGGGCCGCCTCTCGCTCGCGCAGATCGAGGAATACCGCTACCTCGGCGTGCGCACGATCGAGCAACTGGCGCAGCTTTCGGACGCCTCGTGCATGAAGCTGCCGGGCTCGCTCGAATTGAAGCGCAAGGCCGCCGCGTTCCTCGAAGTGCAGAACGACGAGGCGCCGCTGCGCAAGGTGCAGGCGGAACTCGAACAGCGCGATCAGGTGATCGCCGAAATGGCCTCGCGCTTGAACGCGCTCGAAGGCGCGCAGCGCGCCGAGCCCGCGAAGCACCAGCAAGCCAACCAGCGCCGGTAACAACGTGCCGCTTCAAATCACGCAGTTCGACTTCGGGCAGGCGATTAATTTCATCTGCACGCTGGTCGGCTATCCGGCTTCGCCTGACCCCGCGGGCTCGCAGGACGCCAAGCACGCGCAGATGCGGGGAGCGATCACCGAGGCGTGCGCGGAGTTGCTGGCCCTGCGTGAGTGGCAGGACTTGACGCAGGAAGGCGTGATTAACGTAGTGGCCGACAGCGCCGGCCAGAAGCAAAAAGCGTTCGCGCTGCCGGTGGACTTCTACCGCTTCATCGACCAGACGCAGTGGAGTTCACCGGCACTGGCGCCGCTGTTCGGCGGCCCCACGTCGCCGCAGGCGTGGGCGCGCTTCCGCGCGGTCGGCTACCCCGCCGCGCAATCGCAGTGGCAGATTCGGGGCGACAAGTTGTGGGTGCTGGCGCCGCCTTATCCGACCGCGCAGCCGTTCAGCTTTTTCTACATGAGCAAAGCGCAGATCATTGATGAGAGTGATCCGACGCTGCTCAAGAATCAGGTCACGAAAAACGGCGACAGGTTCCTGCTCGATGCGTACCTGATCGCACTGCTGGCGCGCAAAAAGTGGCTCGAATGGAACTCGATGTCGTCGGAAGCGGCGACCGCGGATTTCAACACCGCCTACTCGTCACGCGCCGGCGCGGACAAGGGCTCGCCGATCCTCTCGCTGTCGTTCCCGCTTGAGGGCGCCATCCTGATCGGCAACATCATCGGCACCGCCGGCATCCCCGGCCCGGTGGGGCCGGCTTCGACCATCCCCGGCCCACCGGGTCAACCCGGCGCGCCCGGCCCCGCCTCGACCGTTCCCGGCCCGATGGGGCTCACTGGCGTCACCGGCGCGAGCGGTGCTACCGGCGCCACCGGCGCCGACTCCACGGTGCCGGGGCCGATGGGCATGACCGGCGCCGCCAGCACGGTGCCGGGGCCAACCGGCGTGCAGGGCGATCCCGGCGTGCAGGGCGCGATCGGCTACACCGGCGCCACCGGCGCCACCGGCGCGCCGTCGTTCGTGCCGGGGCCGGCGGGTTTCACCGGCGCCACTGGCGCGCCCGGCAGCACTGGCGCGGTCGGCATGACCGGCGCGGCCAGCACGGTGCCGGGGCCGATGGGTTTCACCGGCGCAACGGGCGTGCCGGGCAGCACTGGCGTCACCGGCAGCACCGGCGCGCCGAGCACGGTGCCCGGCCCGCAGGGCGTCACTGGCGCAACCGGCACCCCCGGCACGGTGGGCGCCACTGGCTCGACAGGAGCGACAGGCACGCCCGGCGCTAGCGAGTGGAGCTAAAGGTGCCAGCTACACGCGCCTTTTCCCCGCAGCCCGCGCGCTATCAGGGCGGCATGTTCCCGGCCCCGATCAAGGGGCTGACGGTGCGCTATACGCTCAACGCGCAGGACGCGAACACGGCGCTGCGGCTGACCAACGTGCTGTGCCGGCGCTACGGGGTCGAGTTGCGCCGCGGCTACCGCCGCTGGGCCTCGGACATCCCCGGCGAAGTGCGCTCGGTGATGTCGTACCTGCCACCGCGCGGCGCCGGCAGCGCGCTGATGCCGGCGCTGTTCGCCGGCTGCGCGGACAACAAAATCTACAACGTGACGGCGACCTCAGCGCCGGGCACGCCGCCGCCGGTGATCAGCGCGGCGGTGCCGGCGCAGCGCAGCCCCGGCGTGTGGAGTTGGACGAATTTCAGCGCGGGCGGGCAGAATTTCCTCGTGATCTGCGCGGCCGGCGCGGGCGTGTGGACATACGACGCCGTGGGTGGCTGGGTCGATCGCACCGCGGCGATCACCGGCGTCACCGGCGCGGCGGCGAGCGATTTTGATTTCGTGATGGTGTGGAAGAACCGGCTATGGTTCATCGCGCTGAACTCCAACATCGCGTGGTACTTGCCGGTGCTCTCGATCCAAGGCGCGGCCAAGAGCTTCGACTTCGGCCCGCTGCTGGTGTTCGGCGGCGACCTCGCGGCGATGGCCTCGTGGACGCTCGACGCGGGCGACGGCATTGACGACAAGCTGGTGGTGATGGGCCGCGGCGGTGACGTGCTGGTGTACGAGGGCACCGATCCCGCCGACGTGAGCACGTTCCGCATCGCCGGGCGCTGGGCGGTGGGCCACCTGCCGGTGGGCCGGCGCTTCGCCTCGAAGTACGGCGGCGACTTGGCGATCATCAGCCAGAACGGCATCGAGCGCATGAGCCAGTTGACCGCGGGGCGCGGCATGAACGTGCCCGCCGGCGAGCTTGGCGGCACCGAGGATTGGGTGCGCTACATGGAAACCATCGCGCAGGATGTAGGCGCCACCTACTCGCAGACGTTTTGGCAGATGGTGCATTACCCCGGCGAGCAGTGCGCGATCATCGTCACGCCGCGCAACGTGTCGCTGGCCTCGTTGCAGTACGTGTACGGCACGCTGTCGGGCGGATGGAGCGAGTTCACCGGCGTCCCGATGGTGTCGCTCGAAGTGCATGACGGCAAATTGTTCTTCGGCACCAAAGACGGCAAGGTGATGCAGATGTTCGTCGGCGACAGCGACGACTCGCTGGACGAGACAACGCCGGGCGCGCAGGTGACTGCCGACGTGCAGACCGCGTTCGTGGCCGTCGCCAGCGACGAGTTCCACACCAAGCGGCCGTTGATGGTGATGCCGATGTTCGTCGCGCCCGCGCCGCCGAGCGTGAAGGCGCAGATCAACACCGAGTGGAGCTTTCAGAATCCGGCCGGCTCGCCGACTTACAACCCCACCGCCGCGGCGTCATGGGACAACGCGAAGTGGGACGACGCGCAATGGAGCGGCGCCGGCAACTTCTTCAATTCATGGGTGGGGGCCGAGGGATTGGGCACCCACTGCTCGCTGCGGATGTCGTTCACCGGGGTTTCGCCCGGCACCATTTTCACGTCATGGAAGCTGATGGCGGAAAACGGCAAGGGCGTGTTGTAGGTAGTCACTTTAAAGGAAGGCAGGCCGAAAATGAAACCACTGAAAGTTGACAGTCTGGAACGCAAGCAGATGCTGCACTTCATCGCGTTGAAGAACAGCAACGCGAACGAAATCCGCGAGCGCATGAAGGCCGGGCCGCTCGGCAGTCAGACCGACGCCTACATCAATCAGTACGAGGATGGCGGCGGCCAGTTCTATCGCTACGAAGCCGCGTTCTCGGCCATGTACCTCACGCTGCAAAACCAGCGCAACGGTGGTGGTGGCGCCGCCTACAGCGATGCGGAACTGAACGCGCTGCCGACGCCGCCGGCGTGGATGGACGTGCAGACCGATCCGCTGCCCGAAGAGTCGCAGGACTCCAATGCGTGGGGCAAGTACGTGAAGCACTACGCCAAGAATCACGGCTACGACGGCGCCGATCCGTGGAACGCGGGGCAGGACATGCTGGTGCAGGCGGTGAAGGCGGGCGATCCTTCCCCCGACAAGGGCGAGAAGCCGGAATAAACTATGCCGGCGCTTCCTGTTGATCTGCCGACGCGCGTGGCGTTACTCGAAGCCAAGGTGCGGCTGATCACGTTGGCGCTAGAAGGCATGATCATCGCGTTTTTCTCGGCGTTGATTGCTTACTTTTTCAAGACGTGAAAGGAAGGAACGCGGCCCCATGAGCTACGTCGTCACCGCACTGACGCCTGCCGAGAAGATCGTGATGCTCGAATTCTTGCACGCGCACGAAGTGCATCTGCCGCCGAGCGGCGACTTCCAAGCGTTCGGCTCGGTGTCGGAGCCCGCCGAGTCGCTGCTGGGCGTGGTGGCGTTCAACGGCTTTTGGGGCCGTGTCTGCACGATGCACACCGCGGGTGAAGGCAATTGGGTCAGCCGCAAATTGATCTGGCGCTGCTTCGACTATCCGTTCCGGCAACTCAACTTGCAGGCGGTGCTGGCGCCGGTGGCCGCGAGCAACGGGCGCGCTTTAAAGTTCGACCAGAAGCTGGGATTCCGCGAAGTGCATCGCGTGCGCGGCGGCTGGGCGGATGGCGACGATCTGATCGTGCTGCAACTGCTGCGCGAGGATTGTCACTGGCTGGATCGCCTCGATCGGCGCTTCGCGCACTAGGAGCTTCATCATGGGCAGCAAGTCACCACCCCCGGCACCGGACTACACCGCGGCTGCGAACCAGCAGGCGCAGGCCAGCAAAGAAAATATCAACATGCAGACGTGGGCCAACCGCGCCGATCAGAACACGCCGTGGGGTCATACGACGTGGGGCAGCGAGGCGGTGGTCGATCCCGCCACCGGGCAGACCGTCACCAAGTGGAC